TAACAAATATGTTCAGCATGTTGGCTTTGCCACAGGCGTAACGGTCAACACAACCGCTGGCGATAGCCCGTCTATTGGTGACTTTACCCAACCAGCAAACACAATTATTACGAATATTAAAATATTTTGTGACGTTTCCCCTGTTATTGGAACTGGCGACATTGGTTATGAAGTTGGAACCAGTAGCTCTGGCGCACAAATTGTTGCTGCTCAAACTGATGAAATATTAGATGGTGGTACAACTGTTGTTGCACACAATGTAACTGTAACTACTTTGGTTCTTCAAACACAGGACGGCACAACTGCCCCCGCTTCTGTTCAATACACAGACACTGAAAGAACTATCTATTGCAACATTACCAACACGGTAGATGCTACAACTGCGGGTTCTTTTACTTTTATAATTGAATACGTCCAAATAGCGTAAGTAAACACGGTTTAGGTGGGCTTTGCCCGCCTAAATTGTAGGAGTTTTATATGTCAGATATTCAAGTAAAAACGTATACTAGTAACCTTTCTGCTTCTACTGCGTCTATTGCGGCTTTACAAACAACCTCCGGCACTGCTGCGATGACTTTGACCGATGCTGCTACCGCAGGAACTTTTCATACTACGGGTTTAGCCGCTAAAGTAACGCTAACTTCTGGTGGAAATATTTCAGGTGTAACTATAACGGTTACCGGAACAGACATTGCAGGAAATGCTTTGACTGAAGATATTACCGGGCCAAATAATAATACGGTTACCGGAACAAAGTTTTTTAACACAGTTACCTCGGTTGCAGGAGACGGTTCTATTGGAACCAACACCTCAGTTGGAGTTGCCGCCGGGACCACTGGTGGACAGGCAGTTGTTTTTGCAGGAAGAGCAAGGTTAAAAGGGTTTCACTGTACTACAGGCGGAACAATAGGGGATATAGCGTTCTACAACGACTCTCCTATAAGCGGAACAAGTCTTTTCTCTGTAAAAGTAGCTACAACTACGAAAGATTATATTGACCCTTATATTCCCGATGACGGAATACTATTTAAAGACGGTGTTTACTTAGATCTTCCAGCAGGAACATCTGCAAGTATAACTGCGTTCTATGGCTAGGGCTAAACAAAAACCTATTCGTAAAACTACTACCGGAAAAGGTGCGAACTACCGACCCACTAAAAAAGGGGCGGGAATGACTAAAAAAGGGGTTAAAGCTTATCGCAAAGCAAACCCCGGTAGTAAGTTAAAAACGGCAGTAACGGGTAAAGTTAAAGCGGGAAGCAAAGCTGCAAAACGGCGAAAGTCTTATTGCGCTAGATCTTTAGGACAACTTAAACGTAGTTCGGCGAAAACAAGAAACGACCCTAATTCTCGAATAAGACAAGCAAGACGACGCTGGAAATGCTAATGAGTGCCGTTTTACCTAAAGTTGATTTAGAAAAAGAAATAATGGATGAGATCCGATCTTGGTCTGAAGAATGTTTAGAACAAAACAGCGTAGAGTACAACAACTTGCCGGTTTGTCCTTTTGCTAAAAAAGCGTGGAGAGAGAAAAAAGTAAGTTTTAGCTTTAACTACAATGATTCTTACCAATTATTGTATGACGAAATAGATAATTTTGATGGAAGCTTAGATTTAGTTATTTTAGTTGATTTAAATTATGAAGAAGACACAGATTTTTTTCATAACAATTTAGAAGTTTTAAATGAAAGAATATCTACTGGAAGTTTTAAAAATAAAGATATTTTTTTAATGGGTTTTCATCCTGACGATGAAACAAACGAGTTAATTGATGATGAAGATTTTGAAGCAAACATAGAAGAAGCCTATTCTATGGTTTTTATACAGAGTTTAACGAAATTATACGATGCTTCTCAAAAATTAACTAGAATGGGATACTACGATAGGTATACTGGTAATTATAACGTAAACGAGATCTTTAAAAAACGTACAGAACTGTATGGGAGATTAAAAAATGGATGACAATATGATTTCGCCAAGAAAGCGAGAAGCAATGGGTCTTACTAAAAAGACAGGCGTTCGTAGAAAGCGTGGTGGCGGTGGCATTACTAAAAAGACAGGCGTTCGTAGAATGCGTGGTGGCGGTGGCATTACTAAAAAGACAGGCGTTCGTAGAATGCGTGGTGGCGGAGGCGTTACTAAAAAGACAGGCGTTCGTAGAATGCGTAGCGGTGGCGGCGTTAAAAAGAGATAGATTATGGCTACTTCAGGCTCTACAAACTTTGAGTTAGACGTAAGCGACTACATTGAAGAAGCTTTTGAAAGATGCGGTTTAGAAGTAAGAACGGGAAACGACTTAAAAACAGCTAAACGCTCTTTAAATTTAATGTTAGCAGAATGGGCTAACCGAGGGCTAAACCAGTGGACGGTCCAACAAACGTCGATTACGGCAGCTTCTGGCGTTACAGAGTACCCCGCCGGGACCTTAACTTTAATTGCAGCTTCTTCCTCCGGTTTTACTGTAGGAGAAACGGTGACGGGAGCAACTAGCGGCGCAACTGCTACGATAACGTCTTTACCAGCGGCTTCTTCTGATTTTTTAGCCAATACGTTGGTTATTACCATACCTGTAGGCACTTTCGTAGCATCTGAAACAATAACGGGAGGAACAAGTTCTACTTCGTCTACTGTTTCTACGGTTCCTAGTTTTGATAACGTTAGGTCTACTATAGACATACTATCTTTAGTTGTAACAAGGGACGACACAGATTTTGCCGCAGAACGTTTGAGCAGAGACTCGTATTTAAACATACCTAACAAAGCCAGCACGGGAAGGCCGTCTCAGTTTTTTATAGATAGGCAGATAACCCCTACATTAAAAATATGGCCCGCCCCGGAAAACAATACAGATATTTTTGTTTTTAATCGTTTGGTTAGAATGGATGATTCAGATGCTTTTACAGACAATTTAGATGTTCCTTTTAGGTTTTATCCTTGTTTAGCGGCTGGATTAGCGTATTACTTAGCTATAAAACGCGCCCCAGATCGAATTACTGTCCTAAAAACTCTTTACGAAGAAGAAATGCAACGAGCTATTACGGAAGATAGGGACAGGGCTTCTTTTAATATAGTCCCAAGTTTAAGTTACACTAGGTTTAACTGATGTCTAAATTTGCTACAGGTAAAAACGCTTTAGGTATTTCAGATCGTTCTGGGTTTGCTTACCCTTTGAATAAAATGAAGAAAGAGTGGAATGGCTCTTTAGTTGGTCACGATGAGTGGGAAGCTAAACAGCCTCAACTAAACCCTTCTCGAAAAGTAATAGACCCTGAAGCCCTTAGAAACGCTCGACCCGATAAGGCAGAAGCGTTAAACGTTTATGTTTTAACACCCATTCCTGAAATTGCAAACTTTGTTCCGGTACTTTCTCGCGGGCAAGTAGGACAAGTTACGGTGACCACATCATGAGTTTTACATATTCTGGTTTAAAAACAGCAATACAAGATTACACAGAAAACGAAGAAACTTCGTTTGTTTCTCATTTGAATGATTTTATAGAATTAACAGAAGAACGTATTTTAAAAACAGTTCAACTAGATTTATTCAAAAAGAACGTTTCTGGAACTTTTACTTCGTCTAACCAGTATTTAACCGCTCCTACCGACTATTTAGCTCCTTTTTCTTTATCAGCTACAAGTAGCAGCAACAAAATATTTTTAGATTACAAGGATGCAACGTTTATTCAAACGGTAAACCCAAATAGTTCTACTACAGGAACACCTAAATATTACGGAATTTACGATGTAGATACGTTTATCATCGCGCCTACCCCAGATTCTTCTTATGCAGCGGAACTACATTATTTTTTTAGACCCGCTAGTTTAACCGCCGCAGGAGATAGCGGAACTACGTGGTTAAGCGAAAACGCTAAATTTTGTCTTTTGTATGGGTGTTTAGTAGAAGCGTATACCTACATGAAAGGTGAAGCAGATATTTTAGCAGAGTACAATAAACGTTTTTCAGAAGCAGTCATTGCTTTAAAAATGTTTGGAGAAGCAAAAGAACCTCAAGATATTTACAGGACAGGTCAAGTTATTAGGCAAAGACAATGACACAAGCACTAAGCATGGAATTACCGCCTACTTTTAAAGTAG